CTCCATTAGGATATAATCACTTTTGGAAGTTCTGGAACGAAGCAGAAACAGGTATCAATGGGTTTATTCCTGTCAGAGTGAATTATTGGGATCATCCTAGTAGAGATGAAGTGTGGGCACTTAAGCAAAAGGAACTTCTCGGTGACCTCAAATTCACACAGGAAATATTATGTGCATTTCTTGGTTCATCATCAACTCTAATAAATAGTGATGCATTAGCAAGACTTTCGGCATCTCCAACAATATACTCAAAAGACAGTTTAGATGTATATGAAAGACCTAAGATGGGTAGAGTTTATGCAATGATTGTTGATGTTGCTAAAGGTGTTGGTGGTGATTACTCAGCATTCACATTAATGGATATAACAGAAACACCTTATAGAGTTGTTGCAAAGTATAAAAACAATACAATCAGTCCATTACTATTTCCAAATATCATATATAAGATAGGTATGGAATATAATGGTGCCAATGTTCTTATTGAAGGTAATGTTGGTGAGCAAGTAGGTTATATTCTTTATAATGAATTGGAATACGAAAACATATTATTTATAAATAGAAGTACATCAGGACAATCTATCACTGGTGGATTTGGTTCTGGAAAGGCACAAGTTGGCGTTATAACAGACAAAAAAGTAAAACGAATTGGATGTTCCTCTCTTAAGATGTTGATAGAGGAAAATAAGTTACTAATACCTGATGCAGATATCATATCAGAACTTTCTACATTTATTGAAGTTAAAGGTTCATTTGCAGCAGATACTGGTTATCACGATGATTTAGTAATGACATTAGTATTATTTGGTTGGTTAGTTACTCAACCTTATTTTAAAGAATTGAACAATATTGACCTTAGACATATGATTTATCAAAATCAAATTAGACAGATAGAAGATGAATTAACACCTTTCGGATTTTATAACGATGGTCAAGACGTAGAAGAAATATATAATTTTTAGAGTTTTCTAAATGTATAAATACATATAGAAAATACTTAACATAACACAATGGAGAAAAATATGCCTATACAATTAAGTCCTGGCGTTGCGGTAGTTGAAAAAGACTTTACAAATATAGTTCCTACAATCGCATCATCAGCATGTGGTTTTGCAGGTGTTTATGTTTGGGGACCTGTAATGGAACCAACTACTATTACAACAGAAAACAATCTGGTTGCGACTTTTGGAAAACCAAAAAGTGAAACTGCTCAATCATTCTTTACTGCCGCAAACTTCTTATCTTATTCAAGTAACTTATTGAATATTCGTATTGATACTACTGGAAACAAAAATGCTGTTTCTAATGGTACTGCTGTAAAGATTAATAATTCTAACGATTATGCTTCTACTTACGAAACAGCTACAAATATTGCTGTATTTGCAGCAAAATATCCTGGAACATTAGGCAATAGTATTGCTGTTGCTATAGCCGATGCTGCTACCTTTACTACTTGGGATTACAAAACACAATTTACATCTGCTCCTGGAACTTCATATTTTGCTACTTCTAAAGGTTCAACTGCAAATGATGAAATTCATATTTTAGTAATAGATGCTTTGGGTGAATGGACTGGTGTTCCTGGTTCTATCCTAGAAAAATTTGCATTTGTTTCTAAAGCGTCTAATGCAAAATCTGAAGATGGAACTAACAACTATTACAAAGATGTATTAAATGTAAGATCTAATTATGTTTGGTGGATGTCACATCCTGAAGAGGCTAATTGGGGTACTACTCTAACTGCATCTACAGCTTATGATTCTCTAGTTGCTGATTATATTGAAACTTTATCTGGTGGTGTTGATGATTTTGCAGCATCAGAAGGTGATCAAATGGACGCATATGCGTTATTGGATAATATCGATCTTTATCAAATTGCTTATGTTGCTGCTGGTAAAGCATCAGCTACTGTTGCTGAATTCATTATCAATAATATTGCTGAAGTCCGTAAAGATACTATTGCTTTTATATCTCCTGAAGATGTTTCAACTGGTGATGTTATTATAGGTAGCGGTTCTGCAGGTTCTACTAAAATCGTTGCTTATAGAAATGAATTACCATCTTCATCTTTTTCAGTAATGGATACTGGTTACAAATATCAATATGATCGTTATAATGATCTTTATCATTATGTTCCATTGAATGGCGATGTTGCTGGTCTTTGTGCTAGAACTGATGCTACTAATGATCCTTGGTTCTCTCCTGGCGGTTTAAATCGTGGACAAATCAAGAATGTTGTTAAATTAGCATATAATCCAACTCAAGCTGATCGTGATGCTCTATATACAAATGGTGTTAATCCAGTTGTTGCATTTCCTGGTCAAGGTGTTGTTCTTTATGGTGACAAAACTATGTTGGCTAAACCATCTGCCTTTGACAGAATTGGTGTTCGTAGATTGTTTATCATTCTTGAAAAATCAGTTTCAGCTGCTGCTAAGTATCAATTGTTTGAATTCAACGATGGATTTACAAGAGCACAATTTAAGAATATGATTGAACCATTCTTAAGAGATATTCAAGGTAGACGTGGTATTAATGACTTCAGTGTTGTCTGTGATATTACTAACAATACAGATCAAGTAGTTTCTTCTAACAATTTTGTTGCTGATATCTATATCAAACCTAATTATTCTATTAACTATATTACTTTGAACTTTATTGCTGGTCGTCAAGGCGTAAGTTTCTCAACTCTTGGCGCATAAGGAGATATAAATGGCAAACATAAATGATTTTAAAACCCATCTTAGTACAGGTGGAGCTAGAGCAAACCAATTTCAGGTTTCTCTAAACTTCCCTAATATTACTGATGGCATTGTTGCTGCAACTCAAGGTAGATTCCTTTGTAATGCTGCTTCTCTTCCTGGTTCAACTATAGGTAATATCGAAGTTCCTTATCGTGGTAAGATAGTAAATGTTGCTGGTGAAAGAACTTTTGATAACTGGAATGTTACTGTTATAAACGAAAATAGTTTCAGTATTAGAAGTGCTTTCGAAAGATGGATGGATGTTATCAACCATAACTCAACTTTAGGTGGAAGATTAGATCCATCTAGATACCAAGTTCAAATGCAAGTTACTCAACTTGATAGAAATGGTACTCCTTTGATGACTTATGAATTCCATGACGCTTATCCAATAAATATTGGTGATATCGCTTTAAGTTATGGAGATAGCAATGCTATCGAAGAATTTACAGTGGCTTTCCAATACAATTACTGGATCAATAACAACACCCAAGGCGGTGCTGGTATTGGTGTTAATGTTGGTATTAATGCTGGTCCATTTGGAACTATTGCTCTTTAAATAGTTATGTTAGAGGGTGGTTATTTGACCACCCTTTTTAATTATATAAATAAAAATAATTATATATTTGAAATAGGAATAGCATGAATCCATTAGAAATATTTGGTTTTAGTTTATCTAAAAAGAAATCAAATCAAAAAACAATTCCAACAGTGGTATCACCACCTTTGGATGATGGTGCTACTTTAGTTTCCGCTGCGAATTATTATGGAATTTCGGTAGACCTTGATGGTAGTTTAAAAAATGAAAATGAACTTATACGCAAGTATAGGGAAACTTGTAACTATCCAGATTGCGATTCAGCAGTTGAAGATATTGTTAATGAAGCAATTATTGCCGATGGCATAAATCCAGTTGTTGAACTTAACTTAGATGATTCTAAAATATCAGATGGCATTAAAAAGAAAATTAATGAAGAATTTAAAGTAATTCTAAACTTGTTGAAGTTTTCTGATAAAGGACACGACCTTTTTAGAACTTGGTATATTGATGGTAGATTATACTTCAACATAATGATAGACGAAGCCACTAAGAAAAATGGCATCACAGAATTAAGATTTATTGAACCACAAAAAATTCGTAAGATTAAATCAGTAAAGAAAACTAGATCACCAACTGGAGTTGAAGTTAATTCTGGTGTTGAAGAATATTATTTGTTCAATGATAAAGGTCTAGTATCTACCACAACTCAAGGTATTAAAATGAGTTTGGATACTGTTGCTTATTGTAATTCTGGTTTGATAGATCAAAACACAGGTATGGTTATGAGTCACTTGCATAAAGCGATTAAACCTACAAACCAATTAAAAA